CTATTATTGTCATCTGGCCCGATATATATTCCCATCGGTTGTATAGCTTGACACTTAATAACATACCAATCGCCAGACGTTATAAATTTTTCTTCTCCTAAAACTCCAATTTCTGCAATAATCTTATCGATTAAATTTCTAGCAACTCTCGGATCGCGTGTGCCTCTAACAATTATTTGCATAGTGGGTTCAAAATAATCTGTAAGCCACATATCACGTGGAAATCCACCTGTTCCTTGCACCATCACAGCAATATCTGGTTCAGCGGGTAGGTTATCTTGAAATATATTCCCATTAATCCCAGTTTCATCGTAAGTTATCTCACTTATATTATTTGCTAATCGTTGCATTACTTCTGAAAACATCAAATATCACCTATTTCTTTTGCCACAAACTTTTCTAATTTATTGGACCACTCCTTGAATGTTAACTCTAACCATTTAGCTCTACCATTGCCTCTGTGAGATAGCGATGTATCTTCATGTTGAGCAACTGCATAAGGTGTATCATAAGCAACAACCGTTAATACTTCACCGTTTTTATTGCTGTCTACGAACCCACTTCTCTCAAGTGTGCCTTCGTCGTGTGGTACAGTTTTATTTGCTTCAGTTAATAATGCCTCTCCAGCTCTGTGATTAGCTTTTCTGGCTTTATTGATAGTATCACTTACTACTTTATCACCATACCATTTTAATGTTGCCATACAATCACCTACCTTAGCATTATTTCTACATTTGACAATTTACCTGTCATAGCATTATCATATCTATTAACAGCGATAATTTCTAACGTTTCACCATTAACTTTAACTTCAGATTGTTTCTTAGGTTTAATATCAGTGGAAGTATATATTTGCGAAGGTGATGTGATCTCATTTCCTTCTTCATCAAATGCTATTTTTTCTTTATGCACAAAATAACAATCTATCTCATAACTATCGCCCCATACCGGTCCATAAGCACCTTCACCTTCATATTCTGTTATAGTTGCTGTATGCGGTTGTACAAATTTAGGTAATTTCATCGGGCATCAACACTTCTATTAAGATAACCAGCTAACAATAACACCCGTCTTGCTCTAGGTGCTAAGTCAGGTATACTTTGCCCACTTCCACCACTATTCAATCCTGCTGAAAATGGTCCTATTGATATATTGTTCAAAAAGTTAACTGTTCCAAACTCATCAAATTGACCCCACCACTCATATTGCCTTACAGTAGCCTTAGAAGCTATTTCTCCTGCTTCTATTCTTCCTAAGGTATAATAGTCTATTAAGTCACTTGCTCGCTCTAATAAGCGTTCTGCATCGTCTGGCAAGTCAACTTCCTGCACACCTAAATAGTTAGCTAAATCTGTTATTGTTGCATATGCCATTTAACCACCAACTTTCAACAAATTAATTAATTCATTTCTTGTCAAAGTTGAATAACCTTTCAATCCTCTTTTTTTAGCATAATCCTTTAGATCTTCTACAGTTAATTTTTCTACATTTTCAAATTTTTCATCTTTTTGCAATCGCTTAATTGTATCTTTGTGTTCTACATTGTATAAATTACCGTCACTTCTAATAAATATCATTTAATCACCTCAATTATAGAGGCGGGTTTTGCACCCGCCATATAAATTATTATTACTTAAGTTCAACTACTGCGACTTTGATATCAGCTACAGCACCTGTAAAAGCAGTTCCATCTGGATCAGTCAACTCAAGAGTGACTTCACCATTAGCATCTTTTACAATTCCACTTTCTACTTCACATAATACAGTAGCTCCTGCTGGCACAGATATAGCTTGGTCGCCATAACCATTTTGCACAAAATCACCTGCGACAAATGTTGTTAATGCATCATTAACTGCGTCAGTATTATTAATCAACACAACTAGCTTTTCATCTGCGACACCATATTTAAAAGTCTGTGTTGCACTACCATCTTCATATCCTACATCTACCCCGCCATTAAGTTTGGCTTCTACATTTGTTAGTGTTGCCATTTATATTCACTCCTTATTTTTTAATTTATTCTGCAGCAATGTTAAAAATGTATTACTCTGCAACAATAGTTAAATCAATGTTAACTAGTTCGTCTGGTCTGATTACTTTTCCGCCGTATACATATAATCCTCTAACTGCGTCAGAGAAACTATTTTCTAATCTTAAGCTTTCTGTATCCAGAATCTGCTCAACAAAAGCTAATGCCCTATAGCTACCAGCCATATCATTAGTAATGTTGTTAGATACAAATACATCAAAACCAAGTGCGCCTGTTACCGCACCAGCGCCAAGTGCTGAAATGTTATTAGTAGATGTGTCAATTTCAGCTAGCACCATTTTTTGATATGTTGCTGGTTTAACTACCATCCATTTTGGCGAATCAGCTGGTACATTATTTTCCTGCAACCTTTTGGCAACCTCTGTTACTGTTTCATATACAGCCACAGAATTAAAAGCACCTTCTGTTACTGTAATTCCTGCATCAGTGTAAAAACCTGCAAGAAATTGGTCAGAAGCATCTGATAATCCATAACTTGCTTCACTCATTGCTTCATCCATCTGATTTGCGTTAGATTGAGCTGCATCAACATCGTCAACTTTAAACGCAAAATACTTCTCTTGGTCAACTGTTAACTTGACGCTTGCGTCCTCTAATTCTTCATAATTAATAGAACCAGTATAATCATTAACTGTCACTCTGCCGATAGAACCAATCTTGACACTATCACCTGCTGCTGTGATATTACCTTCGTATTCTCTGTTAGCAATACCTGCCAACACGTGTGATTTTTGTAGATTACTTAAAAGTCTTGCTCTCCAAATTGTTGGTTTAAAATTTTCAATAGCCATTTAATATTCACTCCTTATTTTTGTTGTTGTGATAATACTTTGCTTACCGCTTCCCAATTATCATTAATTTCTTCTTCTGTCATATTGTCAACTTGCTCCATTGTAATTGTTGTGCCACCTTTGTTTCCACCTTTGAAATCATCTCCGGCTGATGAAGAATTATTTTCTAACTCAAACAAATAATCATCATTTTCTTTTAATGATTTCAATTGATCTTCCAGGCCCTTAACACCATCATCGGTTAGTTCGACTTTATCCATTTCTAATAATGCTTTAACTGCTTTAGGATTTCTTGCTTTATTTTTCAATAGAGCTTTATCAATCTCGGAATCCAACTTCTGTTGCTCTAACTTTTCCTGCAATTCAGTTTTAGTTTTCTCATTTTTTTCTTGTAATTCTTCAATCTTAGATTTTAACTCTTCGCTAGTATTAGTGTCCTCTTTAAGTTGCTCAATTTGTTCATCACGCTGACTAATTTGTTTTTCTAAGGCTGCAACCTTTTCTGATTTCTCATCAAATTTTTCTTTCGGGATGTAGTTCCCATCGTTAACGATTAATTTTGTGTCATCATCCAACTTTTCATTCACCTGTTCAAATAATTCTTCACCTAATAATTCTTTCAAACTCATATACTTCCACTCCTTATATTCTGATTTAGCGTTTATGCAGGTTCGCTCTCTGCGTCAGTCTTTGTTCTTTAGGCTCTGCAAATACCAAAAAAGAGCGGGTGTTATCTAGCTTGTGTAATCTGCTCTCGTTCATACTTCCTATACCTGCCAGTATCATCAATAAAATCTTTTTGCTTTTCTTGCCATTTTTGTCTATAACTTTTAGCTTTCTCTAATTCTTCATCAGTCATAGCTGCCACTTCTCTACGCTTCCACTTTCTGATATTTCGTTCAAGGTAACGTTGTTGCTGCCGTTCTTCATAATTTTCTGCGCTATCAACAGGCTCTGGTTTTTCTGTTAATCCTTCTACCCAAAGTGTTGTATTGTGCGTGCAATTAGCGTGAAATAACCCGTCAGCTTCTGCTTCACTAACACTTGGATATCTCTCGTCATCACCACTTATAGAAAGTATCCTACCTTCCCACGGATCACATATTGGACAACTTTCTGCATGTGATGAAACAATCACCAAATCCTCACCATTTTGCTGAAACCTGTTAAGCGTTCCATCAACTCTTGCTCTTGCGGATACTGTTCTTGTGGCCATTTCTGAATAAGTCTTCAAATTCCAACTCCTACCACTCTTATCAACAAATCCTGTGACACCTCTGTTAGCAAACTCGTTTAACACTTTTTGAGAACCTTCAATTCTCGTGCCACTGCCAGTCAGTACAGTCTCTACACCTCTACTCACTGCCTGTCGATACACATCATCAGCTTGTCTAACTATTCTAAGATGAGTTCCACCTAAGTTAGATTTCAAGGCTTGAGTATAATTGGCTATTGTTTGTTCATCTATTCTCCCAAAGTCAGTAGTTATGTCATTAATATTATATACTTTTCGCAAATCAGCAATAGCATCTTTTGAGCCTTGATTATATAATTCCTGTATAATTGGCTGTAATTCCTTCTCATCAAAATTATCTAACTTAGTAACTATTTGTTTTTCAATACCACTCCGCAAAGTCTGCAATTCTCTTAGTTTTCTTAATTCCCATTGCTCAATACTAAGCGTTTTATCCTTCCTTAATCTATTTGCTATCCGCTGAATAATATCTCTTTCAGCTTGAGCATAGACCCGACCAACTTTTAATGTTAAGTCATCAATTTTAGCCATTTACATCACACCAAATCGTCTGGTTCATTGACTATCATTCCATTTTCCTGCATAATCCTATCAACTTCTTTTTGCTTCTGCTTATCAGTCCAATTAGAATTCAATTCATCTACCATAGCGTATATGCTCATTGCTTTGGCTTGGGCTAATTTGTTAAGTGAGTCTGCTTTCTCTAACGGGTCAGTCTGTACACTATCCTGTAAGTTAACTTGTACAGCAAATTCGCCTGTATCAGAATTAAAATATTTTTTGTCGACTCTGAGTAACTGTGATAATATTTCTTGTAATGAACTCTGAAAATACTTAGCTTTCTTATTCCTAGTTTTAAATGACTTACTTTCCTTAGCTTTAATTTCGGTTGCTGTTGCGTTGCCACCTTGAGTTTCTATTCCAAAACTAGATGGTGAGTATCCAGCTAAACTATAAGCTTGCTTTAATAATTCATAAGCTACCTTAATATGTTCATCCGCTCTGATAGAAGGCTGAAACATCTCAGGCTTAGCATTATCATCACCAACAGGGCCATACTCAAGCACAGTATATATC